TAAAATATCATTGAGATATTTTTTGTAATTTTATAAAAAAAACAATGGCAAAAATAGAATCATATCCTTTAGCACCATCAACAATATCAGGTAATGATAAGATGATTGGTACTGATACTGCAAATAATAATGCTACTAAAAACTTTACTGTTAATCAGTTAATTTCTTATATAGGATTAAATGGTGGGTTTGTTCCATATACAGGAGCAACAGCAGATGTTAATTTAAATAATAAAGTTTTATATGCTGCTAATGGCGTTTTTTATGGTATTGTTCAAACAAATACTATAAATATATCAAATCAGTTTTTAATAAATTCAAGTGCAGGTACATCAGGTCAAGTCCTTGTAAGTCAAGGTACAGGGAATATACCAATATGGTCATCATCAGTTGTAACAGGGCCTCAAGGTATACAAGGTCCAATAGGTCCACAAGGTGTTCCGGGTCCTGTAGGTCCTGCAGGTTTAAATTGGCAAAGTTCATGGGTGTCAGGTACGTCATATGTCATTGATGACGCTGTGGCTTACGGAGGTGCATCATGGTTTTGTATATTAGCAACATCAGGTACTATTACTCCTGATTTAGATACTACACATTGGGCGTTGTTAGCTTCACAAGGAGCACAAGGTCCTGCAGGTGCGACAGGTGCTCAAGGGCCTACAGGTGCAACAGGTCCAACAGGTGCAACAGGTCCAACAGGAACGCAAACATTACAACAAGTTTTAGACTTTGACCATGCTTTAACTAATGGTAGAAATTATCAAGGTACTCTTGCAGGATTAAGTAATACAGGGAATAATGTAAATGCATTTGGAGCAGGTGCAGCACAAGGTAATACAGGTAATGAAGTAAATGCTTTAGGATATCAAGCAGCATTAAGCAATACAGGTTTTTATGTAAACGCTGTAGGTTCAACTGCAGCTACTAGCAATTCAGGTTATCATATAAATGCTTTAGGTAGTGGTGCTGCAGTAAGCAATTCGGGTTTTCATGTAAATGCTTTTGGTGCAGATGCAGGTACATTAAACTCTTATAGTCATGTTAATTTATTTGGATACAATGCTACAGCTACAAGTAACAATATGGCTGTATTTGCAGGAGAAAATTTTATGACTAGATTAGGATATGGAGGACTTACTGCAGACCGTCTTTATACTTTCCCTGATAAGAGTGGAACATTTGCAATGTTATCGGATATAACAGGTGGTGGTAGTTGGTCTACATTAGGAAATACAGGATTAGGCGTAGCAAATTTTATAGGAACAACAGATAATGCTGATGTTATTATTAAAAGAAACAATGTAGAGCAAATAAGATTATACTCTTCTCAAACATTGTTTTCAAACAATTTAACAGTTCAAAAAAGTTCATCAGTTTTTATTACAGCAATTAATACTACAGGTAGAGGTATTGCATTAGCAGTTGACACTACTGCTACAAACTCAGGTGCTTTACAATTTTATAATTCTTCTTTTCAATCTAATTTATTAGCAGATAATCCAACTGCTGCTAGAGATTGGCAACTTCCTGACGAAAGCGGAACATTAGCATTAAGTAAATATACTTCATACGTAGCTACTTTAACACAAAGTGGAACAAGTGCTCCTACTGCTACGGTTTTAGAAAATACAACAGGACTAACTGTAACTTGGTCTTACCTTAATACAGGAAGATATTTTGCTACATTTTCTACAAGTTTAAATGCTTCAAAAACATTTATACTTGCAGGGTCTGCAGGCGCATCAAATGATACAATTACTATTAGATCAGCTATTTCAGGAGCTAATTCAATTGTTGTTTCATCAAAAGATTTTAGTGATAACTATATAAATAGTACATTGTTTAATACTACTATAGAAGTAAGAATTTACCCATAATGGATATAAGAAAAATATCAGTTGGTCCTGATTATAAAGGAGGTGCAATGCATTACATTGTAGGGCAGAAAGTATTAGGTGATTCTAACGAAATTCACCTAATAAAGCATGATGACCAAAATAATTCTATCTTGGTTTACATAGTTAATCAAAAAAATGAAGTAGTTTTATGGAAAGAGTTTAACTCGACAATACCAATTTCAATCGAATACAATATAAATTTTTAAATGCGTTCACCATTCTACTTCATAGCAAAGCCATTGAAGGGGAAACGATACGACAACACAAAAGACATATCAGGAGTAGAGATAGTGGTTAGTACTTCAGAGGAAGACCATATGTCCTCTAACCGATATGCAGAAGTCGTAGAAGTCCCTTTAGGGTACAACGGTCCAATTACTCCGGGTGATATATTACTCGTTCACCACAATGTATTTAAATACTACAATGATATGAAGGGTCGTCAAAAAAGTGGCAAGAGCTTCTTTAGAGATGACAACTTTTTTATTGAAATGGATCAGTTTTTTATGTACAAAAAAGGTTCCACGTGGAACACGCACGACAAGTATTGTTTTGTAAAACCATTACCTACAGTTGAGTGCTACATTAAAAAGTGTTTTACTAATGAACCATTGATGGGAATAATGAAGTACCCAAACGAATACTTGATTAGCAAAGGAATAAAAGCAGGAGATGTTGTTTGTTACAAGTTTGATTCTGAGTATGAATTTACTGTTGATAATGAGAAATTGTATAGAATTATGGACCATCAAATAACCATTAAGCTATGAACATTAAAGAAGTTAAATTAAAAATAATTGCAGCAGGTCATAAAGCGGTTGAACAACTTATTAAAGTTGCAGAAGAAGACATTATAAAAATGAATTCAGACGATGACTTATCTGCCGACAAACTTAAGAATGCAGCAATGTCAAAAAAGTTAGCAATATTTGATGCGTTTGAAATACTAAGCAGAATTGAATTGGAAAGAGAAAACATAGACTCTATGGATAGAGGTATTAGTAAAACAGATACAAAACAAGGATTTGCAGAGAGAAGGTCTAAATAATACAATTTATAGTGTAGCACATGAATATGTACCTACAAATGAACTTGTTAAGAAAAACAAGGCAAGAAGTTGGGTATATGGGTATAACGACAAGTATGACTTAGTAGTCATTTCAAGAACAGGACAGATTGGTGAAATTATAAACATATCAGGTCTACTTATAGCACTCCCCGAATATCCTGATAAAATATCTCAAAGAGATACAGACAAATCAAAGCAATATTGGCAAAGAGAAGAGATACCAAAAGATTTGTCAAAAATGAAGTCAATATTTCATTGGAACGAAATGCCTCCTCAATTTAAAGACCGTTGGATAGACTATATTGAACAGCAGTTTGATTATAGAGAGAATGGTTTTTGGTTTATGAACAATGGTGTAAAGACTTATATAACAGGTTCGCATTGGATGTATCTTCAATGGGCAAGTATTGATATTGGCTATCCTGACTTTAGAGAAGCAAACAGAATATATTTTATTTTTTGGGAAGCATGCAGAGCAGACTACAGGTCTTTTGGTATGATATACTTAAAAATAAGACGTTCAGGATTTTCATTTATGTCATCATCAGAGTGTATAAATATAGGAACACTTGCAAGGGACTCTCGTATTGGTATCCTATCAAAAACAGGTAGTGATGCTAAAAAAATGTTTACCGACAAAGTTGTTCCAATAAATAACAGATTACCGTTTTTTTTTAGACCTATTATGGATGGCATGGATAAACCAAAAGCTGAGTTGGCATTTAGGATACCTGCATCTAAAATTACTAAAAAGAACATGCACAATGTGGGCAACAATGATATGGATGGATTGGATACCACAATAGATTGGAAGAATACAGAAGAGAACTCTTATGATGGTGAGAAGTTGTTGTTTTTGGCTCATGACGAGAGTGGTAAGTGGATTAAGCCAAACAATATATTGAACAATTGGAGGGTAACTAAAACTTGTTTGAGATTAGGTAGTAAAGTGATTGGCAAGTGTATGATGGGTTCTACATCAAATGCTTTAAGCAAGGGTGGAGATAACTTTAAAAAGCTATACGAAGATTCACGTATACATTCAAGAAATGCTAATGGGCAAACAAAGTCAGGGCTATATGCTTTGTTTATACCTATGGAATGGAACATGGAAGGCTTTATTGATAGATATGGCATGCCTGTATTTAGAAAGCCATTGCAAGAAATAGAAGGTGTTGATGGGGGGGTTATAAAAAATGGCGCATTAGATTATTGGGAAGCAGAGGTTGATTCGTTAAAAAATGATGCTGATGCTTTGAATGAGTTTTATAGACAGTTTCCACGTACTGAATCACATGCGTTTAGAGATGAAAGCAAAGAAGCTTTATTTAATCTTACTAAAATATACCAACAGATTGATTATAACGACTCAATGATTAAAGAACATTATATAACAAAAGGTTCTTTTCATTGGAAAGATGGAGACAAGGATAGTACAGTAGTATGGACACCTGATAGAAATGGTAGATTTTTAGTAAGTTGGATTCCTAATAAGCATTTACAAAATAATGTTTATAGAAGAGGAGAGTTATTTTATCCCGGTAACGAGCACATAGGTTCATTTGGTTGCGATCCCTATGATATATCTGCAGTAGTGGGGGGTAGAGGTTCTAATGGAGCATTACATGGAATGACTAAATTTCATATGGATGAAGGCCCTGCAAACGAGTTTTTTTTAGAATATATAGCACGACCTCAGACGGCTGAGATATTTTTTGAAGATGTATTAATGGCTTGTGTGTTTTATGGTATGCCTGTGCTTATTGAGAATAACAAACCAAGATTACTATACCATTTTAAAAATAGAGGTTATAGGAATTTTTGTATGAATAGACCTGATAAGCAATATGCTAAACTAACAAAAACAGAAAGAGAACTTGGTGGTATACCAAACTCTTCTGAAGATGTAAAACAATCGCATGCATCCGCAATCGAGTCTTACATTGAGCGATACATAGGAATGGATTTAGTAGGTGCGTATAGAGGTTCAGATGAAATGGGTACAATGCCATTTACAAGAACATTAGAAGATTGGGCAAAGTTTGATATTAACGACAGAACTAAATTTGATGCGGCTATAAGTTCAGGATTGGCAATTATGGCTAATCAAAAACATATGTATGTTCCTGAAAAAAAAGAATCAAAAATTAGTATTAACTTCGCAAGGTATAGCAATGATGGTACAACAAGTCAAATAATTCGATGAAAGATATATTAATAGACATAGTATCTACAAATTTTCCAACACAAATGGCAACAGATGCTGAGAAGGCATCTGATTCTTTTGGTTTGCAAGTAGGTCAAGCCATTCAATATGAATGGTTTAGAAAAGACGGAACTTCTTGTAGATATTATAGCCAATGGAGAGAATTTCATAGACTAAGATTATATGCAAGAGGCGAGCAGTCTGTAGCTAAATACAAAAATGAATTGGCTATTGATGGAGATTTGTCATACTTAAATATAGATTGGACTCCTATTCCTATTATACCAAAGTTTGTTGATATTGTAGTAAATGGAATGTCGGATAGACTTTTTAAAGTAAAAGCATATGCTCAAGACGCTATGTCTCAAGCTAAAAGAAACAAGTATCAAGATGCAATGGAGTCAGAGATGGCTTCTAAAGAAATCTTGACAACCATAAAAGAAAAGACAGGCGTTGATGCATTTACAATGGACCCCGATGAGCTTCCTGAAACTGATGACGAGTTGAACTTATACATGCAGTTAAACTACAAACCTGCTATTGAGATTGCCGAAGAGACTGCTATAAATACTATTTTTGAAGAGAATCATTATGATGAAACAAGAAGAAGGGTTGACTATGATATGACTATACTTGGTATAGGAGTAGCAAAGCATGAATTTCTTCCCGGCGCAGGAGTTAAAATATCTTACGTAGATCCTGCTAATATTGTTTATAGTTATACTGAAGACCCTTACTTTAAGGATTGTTTTTATTGGGGTGAGATTAAAACGCTTCCAATGACAGAACTTTTGAAAATAGATCAAACTTTAACTAAAGATGACCTTCAACAAATATCACAACAAAGTCAAGGTTGGTATGATTACTATAACGTAGCAAGATTCTATGAGAACAGTTTATTCAATAGAGATACTTGTACATTAATGTATTTTAATTACAAGACTACTAAGAAGGTTGTTTACAAGAAAAAAATACTTGAAAATGGCGGTTCTCGTGTAATTGAGAAAGACGATACATTCAATCCTCCAAACGAAATGATGGAGGAAGGTAATTTTGAGAAGTTAGAAAAGACAATTGATGTTTGGTATGAAGGAATAATGGTAATGGGTTCTAATATCTTATTGAAGTGGGAGATGTCTGAGAATATGGTTAGACCTAAGTCAGCGTCACAACATGCAATACCAAACTATGTAGCTTGTGCTCCTCGTATGTACAAGGGTGCAATCGAGTCGTTGGTTCGTAGAATGATTCCATTTGCTGATTTGATTCAGATAAGTCATTTGAAACTACAGCAAGTAATAGCTCGTGTTGTCCCTGATGGTGTATTTATAGACGCTGATGGTTTAAATGAGATTGACTTGGGTACAGGTGCGGCATACAATCCTGAAGACGCATTAAGATTGTACTTCCAAACAGGTAGTGTTATAGGAAGAAGTTATACGCAAGATGGCGAGTTTAATAATGCAAGAATACCAATTACACAGCTTACGTCTAATTCAGGCGCAAGCAAGACGCAAATGCTTATAACTAACTATAATCATTACATGGATATGATAAGGGCTGTAACAGGCTTAAACGAGGCTAGGGACGGCTCAATGCCTGATCCTAACTCATTAGTTGGTGTACAGAAGTTGGCAGCATTAAATTCAAATACCGCAACAAGACATATTCTTGAAGGTGGTTTATTTATTTACAAAACAATAGCAGAAGCATTAACGTACAGGATTGGAGATATATTGGAGTACGCTGACTTTAAAGATGACTTTGTAAATAAAATAGGCAAGTACAATGTTTCTATACTAAATGACATCTCTGATTTATACATATACGACTTTGGTATTTTTATTGAATTGTCTCCTGACGAAGAGCAAAGAGCTCAACTTGAAGGCAATATACAAATGGCATTATCTAAGGGCGACATAAACCTTGAAGATGCTATAGACATAAGAGAGATTAAGAATATAAAGCTTGCTAATCAATTGCTAAAGATGAAGCGAGTTAAGAAGAATGATAGAGAAGAGAAGATGAAGATGCAGCAACAAGCAATGATTGCTCAACAACAAATGCAATCTCAACAACTAGCAGGGCAAACAGCAATGCAAAAAATTGAGATGGAAACCAATGCTAAGATAAAAATAAAACAAATGGAAGTTCAGTTTGATATGCAAAAAATGCAACAACAAGCTCAATTGAAATCTCAGTTAATGGCAGAAGAGTTTCAGTATAACCAAAGACTTTACGATATGGAGATTGGTAATACAACACAAAGAGAAAAAGAGAAAGAAGTAGCTAAGGACAAAAGAATAAGCATTCAAAATACGCAGCAATCAAAGTTAATAGACCAAAGGAAAAACAATTTACCTCCGTTGAATTTTGAATCAAATGAGGACAGTCTTGATGGTTTTGATTTGGCTGAATTCGAGCCTCGATAAAGTGTAAAGTAAAAATGTATAATTTTGTAATAACTAAAATCAAATTAAAATGGAATTTAAAGTAAAATCATTAGATGTAGTTGAGCCAAAAAGTGCTCAAGAAGTAGAACAAGTTTTATTAGAAAAGCATGAAGCTGAATTAAATGGTGGTGGCAGAGTTG